ACGGCAAGAAGATTTGCGAGGCCGTATCAGCGGAACTGCTTCAGTTCGCGCCCCGCATGTCGCAAGCCGCTCTCGAAGCGCATCTTAAGAAGCAGAAAAAGCAGATTCGAGAGACAAAAGAAGACCTCGAATGGTATCAAACGCCATACGAGCTCCGGGTACAGAACGAACAAGGCACTCCCGCTGTGGTTGGTGGTTTAGACCTCGCAGTCAGGGCCAGGAGGAACAACAACCTCATCCAGCTCCCGGACGACAAAGAGTTCCGCGAGGAGCTCAAGGCCGGAAGCAATTCCAAGAAGCAAAAGCAACATAAGGACTCAAATGACGAGTTCTTTAATAAAAAAGCTCAATCAGTCCTTGAAAAACTGAGAGCACTCGGATAATGAAGGGGGATAAACAAATGGAAGCATTAGCAGTTAAAGCCTATATAGGCGAAAATAAAACCCTTGCAGACAGGGTTAATGAGTACATCAAACGTGAAGGAATGACCATCACTGACCTCGCAAGCACAATCAATTATTCACGGACGACAGTATCCCGGTATCTTGCCGGGAAGTACGACAGCGACGCGACGGAGCTTGAAGCCAAACTCACCGCCTTCCTCGCGGAAGTGACTGGAGAAGAGCTGGCCGCAGCCAAAGAGCAGACGGCAGCCGTCAGGATTGCCAAAAAGAGAAGCTTTTTCGAGAGCCGGGACGCGCAGAACATCATCGGCGTGTGCAATTCCTGTCAGGAGTACACCGGGCTCGGCATCGTGGTCGGAAAGTCCGGCTTCGGCAAGACCCACGCCCTCAAGTATTACTCCAAGATGCCCCGGGTCGCATACATCGAATGCGACGACACCATGAGCTCAAGAGACCTGGTGGAGGCTATCGAACGGGCTCTCGGCATCCCATCCACCTACGGGACGATATGGAAGCGCGTCAACGGAATCCGGGAGTTTTTCAACATCAACCGCGGATATCTTTTGATTATCGACGAGGCGGACAAGCTTATCTCCAAGTACACACAAAAGAAGATGGAAATTCTCAGGGCCATATTCGACCAGTCCGATGTAGGTATGGTTATCGCAGGCGAGCCGAAGCTCGAAGCTCAAATAAAGACCTACCTCACCCGCTTTGCGAATCGCGTTGACTTTTATGCAAGCCTCAAGGGACTTTCCGGCAAAGAAGTCGAGAAGTACCTCGAAGGTTACGAGGTCGACGAGGAAGCTCTTACAGAACTGAAGGCTCGGGCTTGCAACCACCAAACAGGTTGCTTCCGACTACTCGACCGCACGCTCAACAATGTGTTCCGCATCCTCAAGGAGCGCGGGGAGACCAGAATCACACTTAATATCATCAATCAAGCATCTAACATGATGATGCTTTAAGAACGAAGGGGGATAAACAATGAGAAGCACAGCAGCACTTAAAATCGAGGAGGCCGTAACGGTCGGCCTCACTTGCCTCGAACAGGGGCTCGACAGCAAGGCGACAGTGAAAGAAAACATTCTCAGAGCGGTCTCGATGAACTGCCTCCCCATCAGGGAGGTCAAGTCCGTCGAAGAGCTCCCGGTTAAAGTCTTTGAACTATTTCACAGGCAGCTTGGCCTCGGGTTCGAGGTTCAGGCCGGAAAGGTGGCCGGGGTGAACTTCACTGACCCGGAAGGCAAATTCGTAGCCGTCACATTAACAGGCGTTGAAAGGGGTGAGAGATAATGGCAAGAACAAGAATCAAGGAGGCCCCGGTCTTCAAATCATGGGAAGAGGTTGACGCCGCCCTCAAGGAAATCGCCGAGATGGAGCTTGACCTCCTTGACATAGAGGGTGAAATGAATAAGCAGATTCAAGGCATCAAACTCACGGCGGCAAAGGAGGCAAAACCTCTGCAAGACCGCATCGACGCCCTCGGCAAAGACATCAAAGCATTTGTCGAGGAACACCGGGGCGAGCTCGACGGGAAAACAAAGGTTCTCAACTTCGGAAAGACGGGCTTCCGTATGAGTACGAAGCTCATCCTTCCCAAGGCAAAGGATAAGCTCGCGGCAATCATCAAGAATCTTAAGGCACGCAAGATGAACGACTGCATCATAGTCACGGAAACCGTCAATAAAGATGTCCTCAAAAAGTACACCGAGGACGAAATCCTCCGGGTCGGGGCATCACTGAAAAAAGAAGACGTCTTTTGGTATGAAACCGACCGAGAGAAGCTGCAACTTTTGCGGCAGTAAGGAGGGCGGCTCATGGCAGGGAAAACACACGGGGGGCGCAATCGCCCCCGCTGCTCTATCCGCACAATTTGGGGACTTGCGAAATCCCCGGAGCTCCTCCTTGATGATGAAGACCTGTACGGCATCATCGGACGGGAGACGGGCAAGGACAGCATGAGAAAGCTGACGCAGGGCGAAATTGATAAAGTGTGCCGGGTACTCTCCAACATGAAGGACAGCGTCAACCGGGCTGCACGCGGTAAGCGGACGGATGAAGGCGGCAATCCTCAGACAGAGAAGCTCCGTCGCAAGATTTACGCCCTTACCGGGGAGCTCGGCTGGAATAACAATAATGAGCGAATTAACGGCTTTGTCAAAAAGATGTTCAAGGTCGACCGCATCGAATGGCTGACGGTTCCGCAATGTCACAAGGTCATTGAGGCTCTAAAGAAGATGGTCGACAGGAAGGAGGAAGAACAGCAGCATGAAAACACATGAGCTTGCAATCAAAGAAATCATCAAGGCACACGAAGAGCTCGGGCAGCCGATGACGAAAAGCGATAAGAAGGCACTTGAGGAACTCAACGGTTTTCAACTCATACAGGAGCTTCAAATGACCCGAGAAATGCTTGATGTACGGCAGCGTCGGGAACTTCTTAGGATGACACAGGAGCTTGTAGAGCTCCAGAAAGCACAATTCATGAAGGAAGGTGAATAAATGAAACGAGTAACAATCGACCCCGGACATGCTCCGGGAAATGTCAATAAAGGCCCTACAGGGTATTATGAATATGCCGGGATGTGGAAATTGTCTAACTATCTGAAAACCGCGCTTATAAGATGCGGCATTGATGCAAGGCTCACAAGGTCAGAAAAAGAAGACCCGAGTCTCGATGAGCGCGGCAAGCGTGCAAAAGGGAGCGACGTCTTTATCAGCGAACACTCAAACGCCGCCAACGGAAAGGCTCGCGGGGTAGAGTGCTTCTATTCAGTCCGCATTCCCCAAGACAAGGTATGGGCCGGAAAGCTTTCAGCAGCGGTCTCAAAGGTCATGGGAAATAATGACCGGGGAGCCAAAACAAAAGAATCAGAGACAACTAAGGGATATGATTATTACGGAGTCATCCGTTCCGCTGTGGCCGCAGGTGTGCCTCATGTATTCCTGATTGAAAACGGGTTCCATGATAACGCAGTGGACGAAGCGTTTTTGAAGGTGGATACAAACCTTGAAAGTATAGCTGAAGCTCAGGCAAGGGCCATTTGTGAGCTTCTTGGCGTGAAGTACATTGAAAAGGGCGCAACTCCTACAGAGCAGCTCTACAGAGTACGGAAAACCTGGGAAGATGCAAAGTCTCAGGTCGGAGCCTATAGAATCCTTGAAAATGCTAAGGCAGAATGTGATAAGCATCCGGGGTATAGCGTCTTTGATGAGAAGGGTCAAAAGGTGTACCCTCCTTCCTCTCCTGTACCGCAGCCGACGGAAGAAGAGCCAAAAGAACAAGGGACTCTTATCATGGGAAAGACAGAGGCGACGACGGCGCAGATGGTAGCCTACGCGTTGAAAGGAAATCCCACCCCCCTCCTTCCTTTCTGTACTATCGAGGAACTGGCGGAGATATTTGTCGAGGAGGCAGAACTTGAAGGCGTGAGAGCTGATGTCGCCTGGGCTCAGTCCCTTAAGGAAACAGGGTATTTCAAATATGGTGGCATCGTGCTTCCTGAGCAAAACAATTACGCAGGCATCGGCGCATTAAACGGAAACAGCCAGGGACAGGCCGCAAGCTTCGAGAGCCCGAGACTCGGAGTAAGAGCTCAAATACAACACCTGAAGGCATATGCCAGCACAGAAGCGTTAAAGCAGCCTTGTGTTGACCCCCGCTTCAATTTGGTCAAGAGAGGTTCTGCAATATATGTCGAGTGGCTGGGAGCCGGAGACAATCCCAACGGAGTTGGATGGGCATATCCGGGCAAAGGGTACGGGGCCGACATCATCAAGATACTCAATGCCATAACAAAAGAGCCTGTTATCCCCTCTCCTCCCCAGTGGCAGCGTGACGGTTTCGACAAGCTGGTTGCAGCGGGCGTCATCAAAAGCCCGGAATACTGGTCAACTAAGCTCAACGACACAATTACGGTCGGGGAGGTCTTCGGGATACTCGGCGGAATGTATAAATAGGATTCGGGAGGTCGAAATATGGACGCATTAGCGAGAGAACTCACGCTCGAACAGATTCCCGAGGGCCTTTACAGGGAGATAGCGGAAGCAATCGGCGTCGGGAATTTTGTCAAGCTTACACAGCTCGTCGGCGGTTCAACAATATATCTGCCGAAGACTGAAAGCATCGTCCGCCCGGTCAGAGATGCGAAGATTAGAGAGGAGTTCAACGGGTACAATCACATGGAGCTTGCTAAAAAGTACGATGTAACCGAGCGATGGGTACGGCAGCTATGCGGCGACGGCCACGCCGAAGGACAGCTTTCTCTCTTTGATTTTCAAGACCAGGGGGACGAAAAAGCCGTGTAATAGGAAATAATTCTCAGAAGTGCTACGCATATAAACTTCACAAGGCCAGAGATAAGATAAAACCATAGGAGCTACGCTCCTATGGTTTTATTATTCCCAATTTTGCAAAGGAGGAGTCAAGATGCAAACCATTCAGACAATGGCAAGCGAAGTCGTCGTCACCTTCGTCCTCGCCCTCATCGGTCTCCTTGCGGCGTTTGCCACATACGGCATCCACAAGCTGACCGAGAAGGTCAAGGCGCAGACCGCGCAGCTTAAAGACGAGGAAGCGCGCCGTCTGCTAAACAATGCCCTTCAGGACGTTGAAGAGCTGACGACCGTCACCGTGGCGGCGATTGAGCAGACCACGGCGAAGAATCTCAGGGAAGCCGTCAAGGACGGCAAGGTCGACCGCTCCGAGCTTCTCGCCCTGTCGAAACAGGCGGCGGATGAAATCTCGGCGGCATTAAAGCCGGAGGCTCAAAAAATCATCGAGGAAAACCTCGGCAGCTTCAGGGATTACCTCTCCAAGCTCATTGAGGAGAAGGTGCTCGAACTGAAGGCAATGACTCAATAAAGGAGTGAGGGCATGGAAACAAGTCAAATTTTCATGTTCGCGCTCCAGACCATCACGACGCTTGTCATTGGGCTAATCGGTTGGGGCGTCAAGACCGCAATCAGCGACATGAAGGACGCAATCAAGAAAAACTCGGATGACATTGAGAAGGTCAAAACC